TGCTCCACCCTGTGTAAGGCTCATGCTTTTCTCCTCATATATTCCAACGGTGACTTGGCTTGCGGCGGTATTTTATCAATCGGCGCAGATCGTTTGTGCTTCCTAATTTCTTCCCTCATTTTGTCCAGCACTGCCGCACCAGCCTCGCTCGACCCATCGCCCAAAGCTGATACCGTGTCCGAGTCGATGACGTATTCATCTTTGGCGAGCATTGTCGGTATTTCATCCGATTGACCAGTGCCAATGCCTTTTACGTGAAACCCGCGTTTTGCATGTCGCGCATAGTCCCTGTTTTCTGGACCCGGCACCATTTTAACTGATCCACCCGCCTTCATGCCGATGATATTCGTTTGCTCGGGGGTCAGCCCTTGCCACATTTCGGATACTTGCTCAGGAGCCTTAACCGTAGACACTTCATCTGTGATGAACTCCTGTTTGGGTAGTGGCGTAGCAAATGCTGCCGCGCTGAACAGCTTTGCCCAGTCGGGCTGTGACGATTGCTGTTTCTGCGTGCCACCACCAAGATTGCCGCCCGTATTTTGATTTCCGCCGCCTAGCAAACTGCCGCCAGTCAACTGATTGACAATGCCTAGCCCTGTTTTCCCTTTTTTATATAGGCTATATGCATCGTTTACATTGGGCAGCAATGAACTGCCTAGATTGCTGCCCAAATTAGAACCGCCTAATCCGGGTATAGTTGAACCACCAACTCCCCATGCTGGCACAGTTCCTAGCCCTGCGCCGGGAGTGGTATAGGGGAACAGCCCCGATTCTAATCCAGTGGGTGGAATCGTTGTCGATGGGAATAATCCAGATTCTAACCCTCCAGTTCCGCCAAGTCCGGGAATATTAGGGACGCCAGATATATCAGGGACAGGAGCTCCAACCCCTCCCAGTAAATCCAAACCAACCCCAGTAAACCCACTTATGACCGCTGATTGCAACGCCGCTTTACCTAGCTGAACAAGCCAATGAGGAGGGGGGTGCTTTCTATTCGCTTCGCTGCCTATTGGAACAAATTGACCGGGGTATCTAGGGTCGAACCCATCAGTGCCTTGCAGTGTTTGTAGGTACTCAACTTGCTGAATAGGGCTGAGTTCGGCATGATTCCCCCACTGCGAGGGGGAGACAGAATACCCTCCCGCCATCAATTGTTCTGGAGTTTGCGTCTTAACCCAATCATAATCCGGCATTCTAAACTCAGCTTCTCCCGGCTGATAATATCTGGAGTCACCAGTGCGATCAATATATTTGGCAGCCTCGGGGTACTGGTTGGCGTATAGCTCATCCGGTGTCATTCCTAACGTAGGGTGTTCCCTGTCTCTCCCAAAAGCCGCCCAGTAATCTGCGGAAGAGTTAATGGTAGCTCCGGGGTTTTCAGCTAAATACTGCTGCACCTCATCGAAAGGCTTCCGACCTGCGGCATACTCTGGGTCGAGCACGTAGCTGGTGTTCGGATCATAAGCTGCTGGCATATTCTATTTCCTTATTGTGCCACGTTAAGCAATGCAGTTGCCCATCCATCCCATGTTATGAATATAGATGGGGAAATCGCACCATCTTTTGCTATATCAGTAACATTTATGAATTGCTCTGCCCAGTCTAACCAATTATCTTCAACCGCATCAGATATTAAGCCATGATTCGCGTTTGCTTCGCACATCAATGATGCCCATGATTCAAAGGTGTGATGTCTAGGGTCATAAACTTGCATTAGCTATGACCTCTCACGTCTCCAAATTCTGCGTTCAAGATTATATTACCAGTTTGATAATCTCCGCTTTGCACATTACTAACAAATCTTAATCTAAGTTCTCTGCGTTGTTGTTTTAAATCAATTTTACCAGTTGTAGCATCAAACGTGTACGGCCCAGACGTTACATCGTCCTGTTGTGCGTATGGCCGTCCAGTTATGTACAGCTCCATCTCCCCAACCTGCACAAAGTCTGGCTCGACTCTGTCTATTCTTATCCAATGATTATCACCAACCATCGACGATTCAGAAGGTCCTCCAGTAACTATTCCGAGGTCATTTGTTTCGAACATGCTCTTGATGGCGGATATGTTCTGACCTTTTATTTCGTTCGACCCGAATTCATGCTGCCACAAACTAATGAGGCCAGATATTGTTGAGAATGTTGCGCTTACTGTCGCTGTCGCTGTACATATCTTGTCAAGGAATACTTCGTACCCTGATATGGTAGATCCGATAGCTGTAACCAACGAACCAACCTGTATCCCAGTTCCAGCAACAAGCAACCCTATCGCAATATTCATATCTGGGGAAGCCGTTATTATGCTGCTGCTGTTAGTCGTCCCAACATTAGCTGTTAAAAGGACTGTCTCTTCGGATAATTCTGTCCCTGCATTTACTGGGTATCTAAATCCCTGAGCATAGTAACCAGCAGACCGTTGCGCCCCCGGCGACGATCCTGCGTCATACCAAGTCTGCTCTCTCGTATTGTAGATTATTGCATCGGTGCATTCTGTTGCACTCCCTCTTGGGTAGAACCACCATATCTCGCCATACTTTGGAACTTTGGTTGCCCATACTTTCTGTCTTTGTGAGAAGTTCAGATTGTCATAAAACCAATTTGTGTTCATGTTGTTCGGCAATTCTTTTATAACGCCGTTGTACAGCATGAATCTATCTATCCCGCACCAAAAATATATGCCGTCATATTCAATGACCGACTGACTCGATAATATTGTCAGGCTACCAATAATGTCATACCGCCAATAGAGCTGTGCGGAATTGACTGTCATCGGGCTGTAGCTTACTTTGATAAGGCTATCCAAAGCCCAGAACAATCCGCTAGGTGAATTAGACCCGCCCCTGATAGCTATTCCTTTAACTATCTTCTGTGCAGATAAATTCGCCTCGTTAGAGTCTGGGGAATTCCAATCGAAAGCATTGCCAGCAGAACAGTTCTTAATTAACCCGTTGTCTCCATATACGAATACATATGGATGAAGGCACACAACCCCGCCTGAAACTGCAATCAGAGCACCTGTCGGCGCAGAGCCTGATGTGTCTTTGAGCGGGTAGAGAGGGGGGAACACATAAGGACCATTTGAAACGCCTCCGGGGTCGCACGCCATTACATTCGATGTAGTGGTATTGTCGATCGACAATAAATTCTGTCCTGCATGGGACAGCAGCAAATTATCACCATTCCCTGTTGAATCATAAAACCCATCGAACTGCCAAAGATTCTTTTCTGAATCAACAAATACATCCTGTATGGTATCAATCGATACATACATTCCCGACCCAGTTCCACCAATATCCGCCGCTGCCGCTTGCAGAAGCCCATCAAAAGTCATGTTTGTCGTGCTTACTTGATACCCGTTACCCGCTGTTGTAAGTGTAACTACTGTAACAACACCACCTGCAACTGTGACTGAAAACGTAGCCGATTGGCCGCTGTTGCCTGTCATGGTTACACCGGGATAGACCCCGTTTGTGTATAAAGTACCCGCTGCAAATATTGATATAGTGAGTATCGGCCCACTCTCTACCGCGTAAATAACAGTCCCCGACCCTACCCCGCTGCTATCACATGAAACACGCTCTAGCCCTGATTGATAGCCGTTGAATATCCTGTTTTCGCCATCCAGTGAGTCGGCATAAATTCCCCTCGATATGCCGTGCAAATTATCATCGATCTGCCTATAGCCACCGATCTTACGAGGCCGTCCACGTTGAAACCTCACCCATTCGCCATCAGTGTAATATTGCCTATCCAAGACAGTGCCATCGCGCTGAATCCCGGCCTTGGTGTCTAATGCAAAAACCTTTTTAGTCATTTTTATGGTGCGGCATTAACAATGTTATAGGAATCATTTACCAAAATAGCTTGCTGTGCTGGTATCAACGCCACTGTCGTTCCACCAGTGCCTACTGAAATCGTAACCGTATACGCAGCAGGACTTGTTGTTGCGTTATTCACATACATCACTTGAATCGTTGGTGGAACTATAATCGTCACATTCCCCACAAGGTCGCCAGAACTAGTGAATTTTAATAATGTGTTTGATGCTTCAGAGTCTGTGAGGGTATATGTACCAGTCGAGACTTGCTTCACCAATTGAGAAAAATTGAACTGTGTATTTCTTCCAAGACCAACAGAATAGAATGTTGTGCCAGAGCAATGTAGGTGCAATGAATCTCCTGTTTGAAGCCCAACCGTTGCCGACCCATTTAATGTATCAGCACCAGCACAGTCAATCGTCAAAAGACCAGTTCCCTCATTTCTTACTTTGATGAACCACCCATCACCAAGCGTAGCCGCCGCCGTTAAGTTCAGCGTTCCAGCACCGCCAGTCCAAACAAAGAGCTTTGTTCTATCAGCAGCACCAGCCGTATATGTCCCGGAGAATGTTGTAACTAATGTTGTTAGGTTTAATGTTGTCGTGATGGCCTCAAGCCCATATCCCTCAAGAGTAGCTGCATCGGCACTTGATGTTCCAGTGCCAAAGGCAACATTCGACCATGTGCCTTGTTCAGTGGCATTAGTCTTGATGTACACATATTTAGACTCGCCAGCCGCTATCGATATGACTGTATTCGTACCCGCATAATCTTTGACCGTGAAAGTATTAGCCCCCACGTTCCTAAATAATATATCCTGCCCCTTTGAGGCTTGATTAGCGGGAGGCAGGTACACAGACAAGCTGCCAGCCGAGGCGGTGACTTCTGTTATCCTGCCAACCGCTGTTAAATCTGGATCACCGTTGATAGGCCACTGTAACTGCGTGCTGACAGCTATTGTCAACTCCACCAACGACACATCTGCCGGGAGTATCGAATCGCCACTAAACGGGCTTGAGTAACTTGTCATTTTATGTACCTTTCACGAATGCTTGTCGATCCAGTATGCGCTGGACATCTTCTGTTTTCAGGCTTTCGATTACCTCGTTATACATGCTTTGCCATACTGGAATACGGTCATCATTCTTCAGAAACGGGATGGCTTGAAGTAGCGTTCCATAAAGCAATGCTTGTGGTGCGTTGATCGTAAACCAATTGGCCTGTGCATCTGATGATAATGGCTCCACCCTTTCATAATAAGTTACTTCAAACTCCAAATCGGAAGCAGGAGTTGGGGCGACTAGCCAATGGTAGAAATTATAATCGCTATAGTATTTTGGAGTTCCTGTTACTGCTGGATCGGGTGCGTATGCGCGGAGGACTTCATATTTACGCAATAGAACAGGATTGATCTTTCCTGTCGAGTCCGTGCAACTCATGGATACAGTTTTTTTCCATCTTGAAGGTTTTACTAGAACAGGATCAGAGGTAGTGAAATTGCCAGTAGCGACAACCAAGCTGCCAAGAAATTTTATGTTAGTGGCTATAACCTGCTCTGCCAACATAATCAACCGTGGTATCTGATTTATAGTATCAGCGTCAGACCTCTCTAAATACAGGGTGACGTCACTCACCAAACTGTCATACGTCATTACTGCCGCTGCTACCATATAATCCCCTCAATACATTTATTTAGCATAGTTATTTCTCTGGTTTGAGTATGCCGACTATTCCGTTGTTATTGGCAGCACATTTTTTATATTGATCTTGTGCTCTGGCAATCCAGTTAACGATGTCGGTATCGGAGGCAACTCTTCCGGCACTTTCCTCATCATGGTCGCGGGGACGTGGGGACAGACCAGAGACCTTAGTGGGTTTGTTGAGCAGCCTGACAGCATCAGCAGACAGGCAAGGCTTATTGGTAGTGATTTTGGAAACATTGATTAGTACCTCCGTTAATGCCTCAGCAGATGAGCGCTCTAGTTCTTGCACCTCGGCAGCTTTCTTGTTGCCGTATTCAACTGCTACTTTATACTCCTCAGCGGCTTTAGCTGCTACTTTAGCATTCTCTACTTTCACCTCATCGTCACGCGCTCCACGACCTTGAAAGTAAGCAGTGGTATGCGAGCCGACAAGGAAGAGTACCACTGCAAGCAGCACGTAGGGATTCATTCTTGATTTACCTTATCATGTATTGATTCAGTAGTCTTGCTTCTAAAGTAGGCTATCAACATTGCAATTATGATACCTATTCCAGCGAACATCTCCGGTGTCATTTTATGGATGAACGCTGGAATGGCAAGCTGCGCCGCGCTTAAACCAGCGATTAAAGTGGCAAACAGATTTGTCTTTGATCTAATCAACATCAACCACCGACGTTTAATAGCTTTCATTTTATTTCTCTTTCGGAAAAGTGCGAAACCAAACTTTGAGTGCAATGAGCCAGCCTTTAACACGTTCTATAAAATTATTCACGCGATCATTTCTCCATTAAAAAGTTGCGCGATCTTCAGCCCATCAGTAAATTGGCAGTGTGCCATTTCGCGATTATGCTCCCATCGTCCCGCCCACTCCAATCCAACGTCCTCAGCAATCTGCCCGCACTTCTTCCACAAGGCGGTATTGTTCCAGTCGATCTTTCCGTTCTGGATAGGCGCGAAGTCGAAAGCCAAACGGTAGTTATGGTATGACCATCCGCCATGAGCGTTTGTTACAATAGCACCAGCGGTTGCCCTGCCCTGTGCGTACAGCGCGTCTTGCGATTCCTTGTCGCGGTAGGTGGAAGTGATGATGACATCAATACCGTCGACCATGCACTCAGCAATGAATTTCTTACACAACTCCTGCACCTTGGGGTGAAGGTCAGCGATCTGTCTACTGTTAATCATTGCCTGTCACCATTCCCACGCTCGAGGAGCCGCGTCACCTTCGCATCAATCTCACGAACGGTTGTTCTTAACTCGGCGGTTTCGCGCACTCGTTCAGCTTTCAAGTTGGCAATCTCGGCGGTGTTGGTGGCGATAATGGTTTTAACTTCTGTTGCCCAACTGAACATAGAAACTATCAGACCTATAGTAGCTATAATATGTGTGATATTAAATGCGGCACTAACTGAGAATTTATTGTCGCTCCTCCGCCTGTTGTGCTGGTCTGGCCGCCTGTCCCGGTAGCTATCATCATCTCCAACATTATCACTCATCTCAGACTTCCTTGTTTATTGTTGTGAAATCGTTTCTACGCAAGAATCTCAGCCGCACGTCCTGCGCCTATCAATCCAGCCGATTCAAGCGCGTTAATCCCCGCAATGGTTTGGTCATGGGTAACATTGACATCTTTTGCGGAAGCCAGATCTTCAATCCATACCTGTATCGCTACAACAGACTTTGCCGCCGTGTAAATTGCAATTTTTTCAGCTTGAGTAAATCTATTGCGGAAGTCTAAAACAGATATTGGCTGTTTGATTTCAGGCGCGGGTTCATCATCTTCTTGCAATACCGCGTCTGGATGATGCGCTGCGATAAAATCAGCGTCAGCTAGTATTACATTCCCATCTTTTAGTTTATAGCGCATTAGCCTATCCTTTCGATTACGACAAGACCTTTACCGCCAGGCCCACTCACACCGGTGCCTGTTGCGGTGTTACAGCCACCACCAGACCCGCCACCCAGTGATGGAGTCCCGCTTTTACCACCCGCTGCCGTTGCACATACGCCACCACTACCACCGAGAACCCCAACTATAACAGCGTTGCCAATCGTTGTATTTGAGCCAGCCGTTCCGCATCCACTACCACTTTCGTTACTTCCGCCACCGCTACCGCCAGACATAGCCCTGAATGGGTCGTATATAGAATCAAATCCGAATTCCATTCCTCCCGCAGCCTGTGTTGCAAGAGATCGCCTGATACCGTCAGCACTTGCCGTTGATCGTCCGATGTTACTCTTACAAGCCCCGCCAGCGCTTGTTGCAGTTGCTCCGCTTAGTGCATCTCCGGCAGTTCCAGCACCGCCGCCACCGGAAGCACTTGTTGTTGCAGTGCTGGTATTTGCGCCACCAGCACCACCTGTTCCGAATGGAGACCCCGCACCGCCGCCACCTGCTGCTGTACCCTTACCCGTTGTGCATAAGGCGCTACCCCCGGCTCCGCCTGAGTTGTTAAGCAGCGTGCCGCCAGAGCATGTACCCCCCGCGCCACCCGCTGCTGTTGCCCCGTTGGTTGTAGAAATCGCACCCCCGGAGCCGCCAATAGCAGTGATCGTGGTCATCCCTGTGCCGCTTAATGAAGATGTGCCACCTACGTTACCCGCTGCATTCGTCACGCTAGCACCACCAGCACCAACAGTAACAGTTAATACAGTCGCAGCGGGAAGGTAAACTTCTGTTTCTCCAAAGCCGCCGCCGCCCCCACCGCTTGCTGCATTTGTAGTGCTGTTAGTATTACCGCCCCCGCTACCACCAGCACCAAGTACAGATAGCCGATACACCCCGCTTACTGGTATCGTGTAAGTAGTCGATGAAGGAAAGAATATCGCTGGGCTTCTTACGCCAGCACCACCAATGAATTGACTTAGATTGCTCATGTTAATTTCCACCCCACTGTACTGTCGATATAAGTTAATGTGATACTGATATTGTTCGTGCTGATTACCATATCCTCAGATAAGCTCATTATTTTTGATGAGTTACGGCCTATGGTTAAGTTATTTGTTGCGAATGTCCCTGCGTAATCTGCAATATTTACTACGTGATTAGCCGATGGAGTTGCTGGTAATGTGATCGTGAACGCCGCGCTTGTGGTATCGGCCATCAAGTAATCGCCAGTAACTGCGGTATAGGTTGTGGTTTTGATTACCCATGCTGCGCTACCAATATCGCTAGTCATCGCCACCGTCCCATCTTTATCGGGTAGCGTCCACGTTCTTGCGGCAGTTGTAGCGTTGGTAAAGAAGTTGGTAAATGTGTTGGCTGCGTTTTTCAGGTTGAGCTTAAACAGAGTAAGCCCTGCGTAACCTCCGGTTGCGTCCTTGTTGGCTGATGTTTCTCTCGTGGCATCGTTCCCATTCAGCTTCTGTATTGCTTGCAGGATCGTGTCAGTCGCTGCAACCGTTCCCGCGCCTGATGTGTAGCCGGTGAGTACCTTTGCGATTACTGCCGCATTGGTGAGGGTTGTTGCATTGCCAACTGACGTTACATCGATC